AGTGTATGCATGCTCTAGGAGGATTACCATATGGTATCCAATAAGAGCCTAGATGAAGTTGAACTCATCGCTGCACTACTCCATGACGTTCAGAACGCACATGGATTGGTGTTCAACACTCGGGCTTGCCGTTTAACCTGTCAAAAGGTTAAGCAGCGAGCACGTTCTGAAGGTTTAGGTTTTCTAACGAAAACCTTGCCACGTCTGGGTAAGGCCTTTGACAAGGCTCTTACAGGAAATAAACGCCTAAACGCTACTGAGCTTGGATTTGATTCCATGCAAGGTAGTGAACTTCCGAGATTTCTCGGTGAGTTCTTTAGTCGTGTACTCCGACCAGACGGTGCTGTCCTTCAGAATCCGTGTGTACAATGCATCAAAGTAATTAGGGATGTACTATTTGTTTTTTACAAATACGAACTCCCTTATACCGATGATCAAGAACAACAAGTCATTCAAAAGTTTAAAGAAACTGAGAATGATCTCGAACAGCTCTCGACTATCTTCCAAGACCTGGAAGTTGATGTTGAGAATAGCTTCGGAACTCGTAGAACTCCTTATCAGAGCAATACGAAGGTTTCCGTAGCACGCGAAGCTAGAGCGTTACTTAGTAACGTTTTTAGCTTTTTCGATCCGCTCGACATACATCCTAAGCACGGCCCTGGTTCTGTTGCTACTAAGCAACGGAACCATGAGAAGTACCTTTGGACTAATGTCAGCTCACGAATCACAGATATGTATCCATTAGATGCGTATTTTTACGCCTCTTTTGGTCACGTTTGTGATCGCCTTGATACGTTTAATAGTATCACGACGGAGGATCTTCCTGCACGGGTTATACTCGTACCGAAAGATTCGCGTGGCCCTCGTCTTATTTCTTGTGAACCCGTTGATTTTCAATGGGTTCAACAAGGATTAGGTAAGGCCATTGTTCAGTTAGTGGAGAAACACGAACTTACTAAGTTCAATGTCTTCTTCACTGATCAGACCCCAAACCGTATCGCAGCCCTCTATGGGTCTGAGAACGGAAGGTATTCTACCTTAGACCTCAATGAGGCCTCTGATAGAGTAAGCGCTGATCTAGTTCGCCTACTGTTTCCAGAACACTTATATAAGTATCTGGATGCTTGTAGGAGCTCATCGACGGAACTGCCAAGTGGCGAGGTAATCAAGCTTCGGAAGTTTGCACCAATGGGAAGTTGTTTATGCTTCCCTATATTGGCGCTCACGACCTGGGCTATCCTTACTGCCGCAGCTCCGGATGCGAATACTCGTGAGAGTATTCATGTGTATGGTGATGATGTGATCGTCCCGACGGCTTACGCCGCGAACGCGATCGAACAGCTCGAATCATTTGGTTTAAAAGTAAACCGTGATAAGAGTTGCACCAGCGGATTCTTCAGAGAATCCTGTGGCATGGATGCCTTCGGAGGCGTCTGTGTCACTCCAGTCCGAATACGGACACTCTGGTCATCAACACCCCGCCCTGAGTCTTACGCTAGTTGGATAGCTTACGCTAATCAACTATTCGATAAGAAGTACTTCCTTGCTTACGACTATGTTGTAAGCAGGTTGTTGGCCGTTTACGGCCCAATCCCGGACGCAAGCATGTCATTGACATGCCCATGTCTACGCGAAGTACCTGATAGTGCGAAACCGAAACGCCGTCGTTACAATACTTCCCTGCAAAGGGTAGAATATAACGTTACGGAGCTACAGTCCCCAATAGTTAATAGAACGATAGATGGATGGTCAATGTTGCTTCGGTATTTTGCCGAGGCCTCTGACCAGACTCCTCTTTCTCCTTCTTTAACAAAAGAAGAATTAGAAGAGTTAATCATCAAACGTTCTGTTATTGGGATACACTACACGGGTCAACCTCCTTTAGAGGAGATTGAGCCCTTCTCAGTCAGTTCATACACGAATCGTCGTGCAAGCATGCTTGTTCGACGGTGGCGATGAGGTTGGGTAAATAA